TCACTTTTCCAGCTTGCGCATAACGCTGTTATACACTCGCTCGTTGACGACCTTCAAGCTGTCCATGAGTTCGTCCATGATCTCCCATGCCTTGTCCGGTGAAACATCTGCCACTGCGCGCAGGAAATCGCTGTCGCCGTATGTTTCGACGTTGACCGGCGCGGGCGCCGCGGAGTATGCCATTGGCAAAGCCCTCTCTCCGCTGCCGCTTTGCTGGCCACGGATGGCATACAGCACGGCAAGGCGCTCATAGTTTTTCCAGCTCGATTCTTCTGTCTCGAGGCGAGCTATCCAGCGATTGACCTCATTCTCGTCGACCATAGGGGCGCACCCCCTTTAGCCCTCGATCGTGTCCATGCAGCGCTGGATAGCTCTGCGGATGCTTTCATCGTCGGCGTTGTCCAGCATTTCCTGCAACTGGCGTTTCATGTTGTCGATTGCGCCGTCGCGGCTGTAGTGGCCGCGAACATAGTGCGTGCCGCGTCTGCTTCTACCGCGCATGTCGTACTCATCGCGGCGGCTGGAATAGCCGTCATCTTCCATCGCTTCGATTTTGTCGATGTTCTTGATGGTGCTCGCCAGCTTATGCACGATGTCAAGATCGCCCGCGCCAAGCTCGCCCTTGCGAGTGATTTCTTCCAGCTCCTTGCAGAGCATGTCGCGCAGATCATACATAGATTTCATACCCATGATTCATTCTCCTTTCTCAGCTCACGCGGTCGATGGTCAGGTTGCTGTTGGCAAAGCTGACTGCTTCCACGCTGGTGTTCTTCGCCGCAACGGTCACGCAACAGCCGCGCGGCACTTCCACGATGGCGCTGACGTAGACGTTAAAATAGTTCTCCACCGCAGCGGGTGTAACGGTCGCCGTAGCGCTATTGAGCGCACTCGCCGTTGACAGCGAGTGCCGTTGTGATCGCGCCTACCGTGCCGCCGGTGGGAACGGCGATATTCGCGCCAAAGCTCACCTTAAAGCGAGCCTTGCACTGCTGCGTCAGTCCACGCAGGGTAACAAGACCGCTGCCCTCGCGATGTACGATGCAGGGCTTGCCGGACGCTGCCGTTGCAACCAGCGGCACATTTTGCCCAGCGGGGACGGTCGCAATTCCGGGATTTACGTATTCAGCCATATATTTCAGTCCTTTCTAAAGGGGTCGATTTCGACCCGGTTAAAATACAGCGGCGGAGCTATTGCCCCGCCGCGTTTGTCGTAGTATCGGCACGGGGCCGACCATTTTGCCATTGTCGGCAAAAAGCTATGCTATGCAGTTGTCAGCAGCCGCAACCGGCAAACTGGTTGCAGCAATAGGGATTCTGCACCGTGTAGGCCGGAATAGGAGAGGGCCGGAGCTGGGACACCAGATAGCTGTTCTGCGCCGCCTGAGACGCAGCCAGCTTCAAGCCCTGGTTCTCGCTCTGGAGGTCCGCCAGCTTGCTCTGAGTCAGGAAGTCCAGAATGGCGCGGCTGTTGGCGTTCTGATTCTCCACGATGTCACGGGTCGCGTTCTGCACCGTGTTGCGCGTGTCGCACGCCTGCGCGGCCATGTCGTAGCGCACGCCCTCGATGCTGCGCTGGGTGTTGCAGCAGCACTCGGCGGCCTGCATCTGCATGGCGTTGAGCTGCTGCATCAGTGCGGCCTGCTGGTTGGCGCGGGACAGCTCCGCGGTCTGGAAACCGTTGTTCATGTTTTGGTTGACACCGGCAAAGCCGTTCAGCAGCGTGGTGTTCACGGCATAGAAGCCATCGCACAGCCCACCGTTGATGAGATCCATTTTGCGCTCAATGTTGGCAAAATCGGAAGACAGCACATAGCCGTCCACTACACCGCCAGAATTGCCGTTGTTGCCCCAGCCATTGCCGCCCCAGCCGCAGAACGCGAACAGGAACAGGATGATGAGGAACCACGCGCCGTCGCCGCCGAAACCAAATCCGTTACCGCCGCCATTGGCAGGGGTCACAGGCATGGTCATGGTAGGCATACCATCGGAAAGAGACATAGTATCACTCCTTTGAAAGATTTTTATGCATCAAATCGTGGCCACGATATTGATTAACCTAACAATTTAGCAAACACTTTGCTTAAACTTGCTTACTGCATCAGGCTTTGGAACTGCTTCGCCATCTGCTGCAACTGGTTCAGCTGAGCTTGTGAGAGTTTCCCGCTCTGCAAGAGCTTTTCGACCTCTGCTTTGGGGTCTCCATGAAAATTTGCCTTGAACTGCTGGAACTGCTGCACCATCTGCATAAAGCCGTTGCCGCCGCCCATTGCACCGAAAAACGGATTATTCATCGCTCTTTTCCTCCTTGTGCTTCTTGCCCTTCATTTCGCTCACAAGCGCCGCCAGCGCGTCGAACTCTTTACGGGTCACATATTCCGCAGCGGGCGCTTTCTGCGCGTCAGGGGCGCTTGCAAGCCGCTCTACAAGGTCGTATACTTTGAGCGTCGGCTTGCCGCTTGCATCGGCCTGTTTCAGGTACACCGTGGGAGCCGTAGAATCCCACAGCGCCACCGCCGCATTGGGCGCGACCATCCAGCTTCTTGCCTCCTGTTCGCCGGATACCCACTGCACGCCGCTCTGCGGCAGAGGATTTTGCGGCATCGGCGGAATGGTCTGCATCTGCTGCTGCCTCAGCTGGGCAAGGTTGTCCTGCATCGGCGGCATATAGGGGTTTCCGTAGTAAGGATAGTTCATGCTTCATCCGTCCTTTCCCAGTAATACAATACGTTCTCATTGCTGCTGTCCCAGCTGTCCCAGATCGTGCCATTTTGCACGCAGACCACATGACCGGACAGGGCCAGAATATAGGTGCCTACCGGGTGATCCTCCGCAAACTGTCCCACCGTGTAGCAATCAGGGCAAGTGTCCGGCACGATGTACCGCCGGTATCCGATGCTGCGGAGATACCGGCCCCAGCAAGCATTTGCAGACGGCATATCGCCATCCAAATACCCTTCTATTGCAAGTGCAAGATACGTTGCGCCCCAGTCCATACCGGTGGCTTTCGATATGGCTCTGACGGTACAATCGCCTACATTTTTACCTCGTGGATTTCCATTGTAATAGCTATACATATTCGCGCCTATCGTCGTGGAAAAGCTCTACAATTCGCGCAAGGGAAAGCAATCCAGCGGCGTCATCTTCGTATTGATTGCATATATCACGTGCCATATCCGCCGTATACCCACACATCAACAGCCGTTCCATTACGCTCATTTCGCCGCACCCCCTTGTATATCTATAAAATACAGCAAAAAAGACCCAACAAAGAGCCTGAAAAAGGTCTTTGTTGGGTCTTTACTTTATGGGTTTTTGATATGGTCGGCAATCTTTTGGTAACCGTTGCGGCGGCGCTTCTTGACATACTCGACCGACGCAAACAGCCTGTTTGCCACCTGCTGTCTGGATTGTTGCTTGACGTCGCACGCGATGATGCAAAACGCCTCGTCTCCCGGAAGATCAAGCGCGGCGATGTAATCAATGGCACGCTGAGGGGCCATACTGCGCAGCTTTGCGCGGATGTCTCGGTAAGTTGTATTCATGGCGATTATATTCGCCGTGGACTTGCGGAGCTTTGGCGGAAACAGGGGGTCGGCGCATCGTTGCCCCGGTTTCGTCCAGATTTTTAAACCCGTTACTTTGACGCTCTCTTCACATCATCTTGAACCTTCCCGGATAAAACCGTCAAACCCGGCGTCCTTCAAACGCTGGAGCATCTTCTCGGCGTTGGCGCGGACGGCGAAGGCCCCCACCTGGACCCGGTACAGGGTATCGCCCTGGGCAGGCTCGGCGGGATTGGGAGTCTCCTGCTTGGCCGGGACGTAGGTCACGCCCAGGTAATTGCACAGGCCCTTGGCGATGGCCTCACCGATGGCCGTGGTGTGCTCCACGATCCACCTGGCACCCTCATCGGTGTCGTGGAACTCGCACTCGCAGTACACCGACGGTGCATTAGGTACACGCACCTCGAACAGCCGGGGGTTGGCCTGGATGTTTTCAGACGTTCCCGGCGTCAGCGGGGCCAGCTCCGCAAACACGGCCTTGCATGCGTCGTAGCCCTTGCCAGGAATGGTAAAGCAGAACATCCGGGTGCCCATGACCTTGCCGTTGGCGGCGTTGGTGTGGACGCAGTTGTGGATGTCCGCGCGCCAGGCGTCGGACTCGGCGCAGCGCTGGGCCATGGTGGTGCCGAAGGCAGCCAGCTTCACCTCCACGCCGCTGCGGCGCAGGGCGGCAGCCTCCGCCTCGGCGATCCTCTGGCACTGGACGTGCTCGTTGGTGTTGCCCCAGGCATAGCGGTTTTCCGTCTGGTCGCTGGGGCTGATGTACACTCGCTTACTCATTGTTGTTGTCCTCCTCTCCCGGCAGCTTGTCCGCCGCCGTATCCTCGGTGTGTACTTTCAACTTTTTCAGCAGCGCCTGGAGGAAACCAGGCACTGGTGCACCAATGGCCGACACATTTTCCAGGATGGACAGCAGCTCGTTGATCACCAGCCAGATAATGACAATGCTGGCAAACAGGAAATCCACCGGCCAGTCCCAGCCCAGGGCGTCGGCTCCGTAGCGCAGCAGCCAGTCTACCACAGCGGCCACGGTGACGATGACCAAGTAGCCCACCTTCTTCAGGATGCCCCGCAGGCCCACCCGGGAGGACAGTTCCCCGGCGTTCCATGCCTTGGTCATGCCCGTGGCGTAGTCCAGCAGCATCACCACCACCAGCACCAGCACCGGCACCAGCAGATGCACCCCGTAGGCACACAGCGCCCCCAGGGCGGCCGCCAGCGCGGCCTTAATCGTGTTTTCTTTCATGTGTATTTCTCCTTTCATTTTTGTGATTTTGCTTTAATTTTTGTGTGATTTTTGGCTATTTTGCCAATTGATTTGTACGCACAAAAGGCGTACAATATAGTCAAGCTAAAAGAAATGGGCAGGCCACAAGGCCGGAAAGGACAAAAACCATGACAATCGTAATTAACAACTGTGGCACCGAGATCGATTTTGACGCAGCCGTCAACCTGATGGACGACGATATCCGGGAAACCATCCACAACGAACTCGCTCCCTGCACTGAACAGGAATTCTTCACCGCATACGAAAAGGCCCACGCCGCAAAGTATGGCGAGGAATGGGAGTGCAGCAAAGCAAATCCCGTGGCCTGAACAATGAGGTAGAGTCATGGCAAAAACAGAGAGGTTATACATCCGGCTCACGCCGGAACTTAAAGCACGACTTCAGGCCGCCGCAGAAGCGGAGGGCCGTAGCATCTCAAACTACGTTGAGCACCTGATAACGCAGGCGCTCAAGCGGGAGGGCTAATCGCCCTCCTTTTACGTTATCGGCTCGTTGATGGTAGCGATAACTGCCGACGCATCCGTGCAGATCAAAGATACGCGGAAATAATGTTCGCCGCCGCTTGTTATGGTAACGCCGTCATCAGCATTGTTAAACGTAAGGTTATTCCAAGTTAGTCCGTTGTGCAGATAAGTCGATGTGGCAAATGCGCCGCTTGCGTTGTGCATTGCGATTGCGCTGTAACTATCGTTTGACGCGGGCAAACTTACACCCTTGATGCGGAGCGTGTCACCAGCCACAAGATGGATCAGGCTTGCTGCATCCTCGTTGGCTCCGATTGCAGCATAACCGTTCTGCGTCCGATTCGCGCCGCTGGCGGTGCTCAAACGCGTGTCCGCAGAGATGCCGATGGTGTCGATGATGTTCGTGATGACCGCCGCGCAGGTAATTACGATGTCGCCCGTTGCCTTGGAAATTGTGATTGTGTTTCCGGACACCGCCGACGCGGAGATATCCACACCACCCATCGTGACGGTGATTGCGCCAAGTTTTTTGTATGTGCCAGTCGGGGAGAGCGTCGTGGTGTAGGCCGCGCCCTCGGCGATGGTGTCCGCCGTGTTGGACGATGCGCAGTTGGTGAGATTGCGCGTGATGGTGTAAGTTACAGACGGTACAGAGGCTGCCGCAGTGATCGTGACCGCTCCCGTCACCTTGGAGATGTTGATTGCACCGCTGCTGGCCGTATAAGCCGTGGCCGTGATATCCACGCCGCCCATTTTGATCACTACGGACGTGATCGTCTTTCCGCTTTCTGCTGCGATGGTCGCGGTGTACGCCTCGCCGTAATCCACCTGAGACGCGGCGTTACTGATTGTGCAGCCTGTGAGATTTTTGGTGATCGTCTGATACCAGTGCAGCGTCTCGGGCGTTCCATTGGTCATAGCCGCGCGGTAAGCGTTGATATCGGCCAACGACATCCCGCACGTTCCTACCGCGAAGCGGACGCACTTGTCGCGGAACGTGTCGCCGGAAACGGCGTTGATCGCATGGATAAGCCCCTTCCAGTCTGATTCATTGCGCCTCCGTGCAGTCGCATCCGACCCGGAGCCGGAATAAAATGTAGTCAGCTCATAGTCCTTGTCGATGTCCGATTGACTCATGCCGAGCAAGCCCTCCAGCACACACGCGAGAGTACCGGTACGATCTGCACCGGCGGTGCAGTGAAAATATACCGGCTCCCGATGCGTCACTGCGTCGATTACGCAGCGGAGGTAAGCCTGCCATGTCGCTACCGGTGTCAGAGCGTACCATGCATATTGCTGTGTGCGTGTGTACCACACGTCGCTCCCAAGCGGAGATTCTGTCATGTCCGGCTCGTCGTCGGATCCCCCGCCTTCACGGCCACGGAGATCAAGATCGTGCTGGATGCCCAGCTCGCCGACGAGCACGTCCCGGTCAGCCGCCGCCAGCTTTCCGCCCCGGATCAGCAGGCCATACTTCACTGTACCACCGTCACACGGCCAGCCGCCAAGGTCGCGCACGTTCCACGCGGTTGCCCCAGCTGATGTGCGTATCCAACGCAAGGCATCCAGCGGTTTGAGCGTGCCCGCTTTCCCGCCAGAGGCAAACGGTGTCAGAACATTCGGTACTTCGTTGTAGTGCGTCACACCGCCAGCTGTCTGCCCGATGGGCTTGTAATTGCTCACAACTGCTGTCGCGGGCGCATAATTGGCGATTTGAGACGCGCTGTAGTCGCTTGAGTCATAGGTCACGTTGGCGAGATAATTGCGCACCGGCTCTGGGCACTGATGCCACTCGATTGCTTCACTCCCGGAGAGCGCTCGTACCGCCGCACCCATCTCCGCGATTTTGTATTTCGTTGCTCCTCCGTTTTTCTCGCGGATGGCATTCGCAATGTCCTGCACAGAGGATTCTTCATACAGCTTTTTCGCCATCAGTAGTTCACCTCCGTCCCGTCCGGCAGCGCCGCCAGCACGTCGGCCACCATCTCCGCCTTGTCCGCCGCCGTCCAGTAGTCCGTCCCTCTGACAGGAGTCTTGCCAGGTGCACCATCAGTGCCGGCTTTGCCCTTGGCAACGCCAGCGTCCAGCGTGGTGCCGTCTGTCAGCGTCAAAATCAGATGGCCGCTGTCGTTAATGGCAGCGGACTGGATGTCCTTGCCCAGCAGCCCGGCCACCCGGATCAGCTCATCCTGGATGGCGTTGAGGGTATCAGCGTCGATAACCGTCTGTTTATTGACGAAGGTCGTCTTGGTAAAGGCCATTAGATCACTCCTTTCGGTGCCCGAGTCGGGCACAAGCTGTCAGCCCATTACACGTCCGTATTCACGCCGTCCTGCGCCATGTGTACACGGCCAGGTACGGCGGCATGTTGTTGTGGGCCTGGCCGCCGCAGTTGGACGTAGCCTTGCCCGTGTAAGCGTTGGCGGTGCCGCGGGGAGACACGATCTTGATGGCCCCGGTGCCGATGGTGTCGCTCTGGCCCGTGTAATCGTAGCCGTGGGTGTGGTTTGCCATCTCCGCCGCCGTCAGGATGTGCTCCTCCTCGCCGCCGGTAGAGCCAGCCGCGTGAGAGTCGCCTGCCGCCAAGAGGAACCTGTCCTTGATCTGCTCCCAGGTGCCGCCAAACAGGTCCGCTGGAGGCGTGGCATCCGTGGACTGGTAGATGCTGCCGACGGGGTGGAGGTAGTCCAGGAGGGACTTGCCGTCGAACAACACCGCCGCGGGACCGGGCAGCTTCAGGTGCTTGATGAGTCCGCCCACAATCAGCGTGGCCGCCTCGGCCAGATACTGGCCGATGGACAGACCGTCCACAGCCGGCGCCGTCCGGAACAGCACCTGCGCCGATGGCAGCACCACAATCAGGCTGGCTGTGCTGCCCAGTGCGTCGGTGACGGCTATGCACACCTCATAGACGGTGTCCACCGCGGCCGGGATGACGCCGTAGGCGCTGGGTGTATACTGCCCGGCGGCGTCCGGCACGGCCTGGGAGCTCCAGGTGTCCGCCCCCTGGGCCCGGTAGCGGATGACATAGGCGGCCGTGTTCTGGCTGGCCAGCGGCGCCACCGCGCCCACAAAGGACACCTTGGCATGATCTCCGGCGGGGTTGTCCGTGCCGTCTGCATCACAGCGGGCGGTGCTGATGGATCGCACACCGGGCGCGGCGTAGGGCAGCACGGTGATGGTCCCTCGTAGGACGGTGGACAGCCCCCGGGAGTCTGTAACGGTGACGGCATAGGCCACCGCGCCGGACTCCGGCAGCGCGCCAGTAGTGGCTGTGGCCCCGGTGGCCGTCAGGCCGGAGATAGCCAGGGTATAGCCCTTGACCGTCGCCCCGTATTTCCCGTTGGCCGTCGTGACGGCCTTTAGGCGGCTCTTGGTCTGCACGTAGGCTCCGTAGGTATCTGCATACCCCCCAGCGTCCGAGAGCGCCACGGTGGCCACAGGGGCCGCGCTGGAGGGCACGGAGGCGGCAAATCTATAGGACTGACTGCCCAAGGCCGTATCACCACTGTATGTGGTGATGGTCAGGGTACCAACACCGCTGGCGGCGTTGGGGATGTCGCTGGCCAGTTCCAGGGGCGGCGTCCAGGTAATGGACGTCGCGCCCGTCTCTGCTGACACCACGCCGGAGTGGGTGCCCCAGGCGTATGTGATCCGGTGCGTGTAGCTGCTGTCTGCCTTGGTAACGGTCAGTGTGGCGGGGCTGCCCAGCGTCATAGACGGGACCGCCAAAGAGGATGCCCGGGGGATGGTAGGCAGCGTGACCTTGCCGGATACAGACAGAGACGCTGGCGTCCATTGAGAGGTAAAGCCGCTGTGCCACTCAGCGGACAGTGTTACCGTGGCCTCGCCCTTGGCATCGTGGTCCACGGTGATGGTCTTGGTGCCCAGATCGTACCAGCCCTTGGCGGTGTAGCTGTAGGGATGGTACACCTTGGTGCCCTGTAAGACGTAATAGCAGCTGTTGGCCGCCTGGTTATAGCTCTCGCCGGTGCCGTCGTAGATCTGAAGCGACAGGGCAATGGTGCTGCGGTTGTTGCTGCGGGATTGCTGGATGGTATACCCAAGCCACAGCTGCCAGCCGTATGTGGATTTGGAGCCGTACAGCTCACCCATTGGCATTCACCCCCCTCGCGCCTACCACGGAGCCGTCCGGGTTCACCCGGACCACCAGATTGCCCAGATACAGGCACCCGGCGGTGGGATCGTCCGGGTCCATGGGCCGGATGTACAGCGACGGCGTATATACGCCCCGCTGGTTGATGGACAGCAGAGCCAGGGTCTCCCGGAGGATGTTCAGCCCCTGGTTGTTGATCTGCACCTTTACGGGGTCGCCCTCGCTGCCCAGGAGCATCCCCATGGCCGCGGAGAAGCTCATGTACTGGTTCATGGTGCGGACGGTCTGGCGGATATCGCCGGTGGCGTCCTCCACCTGCTCGGTGATCTCCTCGGATACCTCCATGCGGATCTGATCCGGCAGGATGGCCAGAGTGGCATCCATGACCCGCTTGTAGCTCTCAAAGTCCCCGATCTCCACATAGTCTTGCAGAGCCTCAAGGAGGATCTGCCGGTCCGACTGTGAGATCTGCGTCATGCGTTCGGTGAGGATCTGCTGCACGGTGTTGATCCGCTCCTCAGTCTCCTGCCGTACCTCCTCCATGCCCTGGGATACGCGGTTGCGCTCGTCCTCCACGTCGCCGGTAAAGGTACGCCGCGTCCGGCCCATGGTGACGGTGGTCTGCGCCGGGTCCAAGAGATCAATGTGCATTTGCAGCAGAGGCATGGCCGCCCGGATGCCGTGGGGCGTGGTGGCCAGCATGGTATACCGGCCTACTCGCCAGGCGGCCACAGCGGCGTCTGTAACGTGGAGATCAATGGCCTTGCAGGTAATGGACTCCTCCAGCGCCCAACCAGAGGTAGCCAGCCGGGCCGCTGCGTAGGACTGGAGGTTTCCAGCCACGGTGACGCCTTGCCAGTCCGTTGGACCGGGACAGATCCAGCCGTACTTTGCCACACCGGCCCGGGACCAGACATACGGGCCCTCCTTGACCAGGTCGTCCGTAATGTCGCCGTCCGGCAGCTCTGTGATAGTCAGGCCGTCATGGCCCACCGGCAGGATAGCCGTGTAGATATCGGCCCCGGCCAGCTGGCGCTCCAGGTCCAGGAGATTTTGGCCGAACTGCACCGCCTGAGCGTTGGTCAGCGGCAAGTCAGCATAGTAATCCAGGTAGTTGCCGTCCGACTCATAGCGGATCAGCAGATACCCGCCCAGGGACGATCCGGAGAGCCTGGAGGTCAGGGCATCCATGGTGGTGAGATACTTGGTGGAGCTGCGGGCAATGTAGTTGTTGGCGTCCGTTACCGTACACACGCCGGGCTTGATCTGCTGATCGGCCGACGCCTTGGCGTTGTGCTGTGCCAGGAGCCAGCGGAATAGATAGTCCACCACATTGCCGCTGTTGGCGGCTGCCTGATAGTCCACGTCCTCCGCAAAATCGTCCGGATACGCAAATGGTGGGACGGTGGAGTCGTTGAGCACAGCCATGACGCCCTCCGCCGTAACGTTGAGGCTATTGCGGAAGTCGCCTACCTGGGAGGTAATGCGGCCCCGCCACACCACATACCGACCCTGCAGCAGCTCCAGACCGGGCCGCATATAGGGCAGCTTGTCCCGGTACGGGTGATCCGGCGGCAAAGAGAACGCCATACTCCCGGCCTTGCCGGCGGTAAGGTCCACCGACGCCGCCGAGGCGCACAGCCGGTCCGTCTCGTTGGCGCCGCGCGGATCGTACAGGATGTAATCCCCGTAACGCAGCTGATAGCCAGCAAAGTCCTGCGCAGCCTCCTGGGGGTCCGTGCCACAGACGGCAAGCCCGGCAATAGCCTTGCCGCATACCGCGCCAGTGTAGCTCATAGCGATGCCTCCTGATAGGTGACGGACACTGTGGTCCCGGCTGCGGCTGTGACGGCAAGGGTGTTGCTGCCTGCTGCCAGGAGGATATCCAGGCTGCGATGGCTGCCGGCTGCCACTGCGATGTCCTTACCGCCGTAGGTCAGCGTTGCAGCCGCCGACACCTCCACGGTTGGGACCACCGGCCGGCGCTCGTTGGCCAGGGTCAGGGACAGCGTGCCCGAATCGGGCACGGTCCCCGTGACCGTGGTTTTTGCGTTCTTGTATTTCCACGGGTCGCAGCTGACTGTGACCGGGATGGTCTGCATCATTTTGACAAGCTCCACCCGCCCAACGGAGCATCGCCCACTGTAATAATGGGCGGTGTCCTCGGGGAAGGTCACTTTCACGCGCTTGCCGTGGACTTTGTTGCAGAAGTCAGAAATCGTGGCAGGCCATTTCTTGCCGCTAACCGTGTCCACGCCGGTGAGCTTCAGTACAATGGTGCGGTTTTTGTAGGTCACTTCGCCGGTCAACACCTCGGAAGCGTCCAGCAGACCGTCCCGGCCCGGAACATCAATCATATTCGTGCGGACTTCCGGCAAAGAAATGGACTTGCTCGCAAGAAGCAGGCCGTATTCTGTGTAAGTGTCTTTTCCGTCAAAAAATACTTTTCCTATCATACAGCCCTTGCCTTCCTTGCATTGATTTTGGCCAGTTCTTCATCCATGCCTGGGGCAAGCAAACCGATAACCTGTCCACTGTCCATGATGACTTTCATATTTGCCAACATAGGCAAATACTGGTCCAGCAGCATTACAATTCTGCCGGAATCGCCACCCCCGCTTGTGCTTGCCGCTCCGTAAGAGCCACTTGTATAGTTTCTGCTGATGTTTGCATCTGCTGTAATGGTTCCAGCGTCAAAATTCATGCTGCCTTCAATGTCATTTTTCACAGACGCGAATTCATCTCTAAAGCCTTTGCCCAGACCTTCGGCCATGAAACCGCCGATTCCGGCAAAGACCTTGGAAGGGGAGTGGATGCCCAAAATGCGCTTCACGCCGCCGACAAGGCTATTCACCTTTTCGTTGAACCAATCCTTGATATTGTCCCACATTCCGGCAATACCGTCTTTCAGCCCCTGAACGATGTTTCTACCGATGCCGCCCCAGTCGTAGTTTCTGATTGTGTCGGCAATAGCAGCGATAACGCGCGGGACGGCTGCAATCAATTCCGGGATTGCCCCGATAATGCCGGTAATCAGCGATACAATGATCTGCGGCGCTGCAAGGATGATCTTGTCAAGGTTGTTCACGATGCCGTTGACGAACGCAATAATCAGCGTAGGGACTGCCGCGACCAGCTCCGGGATGCACTTGATAATTCCGTCAATCAGCGCAAACAGAAGATCAATGCCCATCTGGATAATGTTCGGCAGCTCTACAATGATTGCGGCGAGCAAGTTGCCAATAATCATAGGTACTGCCGCGATAAGCTGCGGAATCGCGTCAATCAGGCCCTGCGCAAGCGTCATAATCAGCAAGATTGCCGTTTCAATGAGTTGCGTCAAAAAGTCCGGGCTTGTCAGCATCTGCACAATCGTCAAGGTCACTTGCACAATGCCGTCAATAAGCGTGGGCAGGTTTTCTATCAGGCCATTCGCAAGGAAGAAAAGAATGTCGATTGCTGCTTGCGTAATTGCAGGTAGGCTATCAATGATACCCTGTCCCAATGCGCCGACAAGCGCAACCGCCGCCTGCAAAAGCGCAGGCAGGTTGTCTGTGATGGTTGTTATGACCATCGGGATAATAGTGGTAGATGCAGATGTAACAAGCTGTGAAATGCCGCCCAACATGACACTAACGCGCGGAATAATATTTCCAGCCGCCGTCTCCACGCTGCTGACAAAATTGCCAATCAGCGTATCAAGGGCTGCGTTGTCGGCTGCAATGCCGGTTATCAGGTTGCTCCATGCGGACTTTGCCGCGCTGACGCTGCCCTGAATAGTAGACGCAGCCTCTTTTGCCGTTGTCCCGGTAATGCCCATTTCCGTCTGCACCACATGGATGGCGTCTACGATGTCGGAGTAAGATGAAATATCAAACTTCTGCCCAGACAGCTTCTCCGCGTCCGCAAGCAGACGCTCCATTTCCTCTTTGGTGCCGCCATACCCGAGTTTTAGGTTGTCCAGCATGGTGTAGTTCTGCTTTGCAAAACCCTGATAAGCGTTCTGTATCATCTCCATGCCGGTGCCCATCTTGTTGGCGTTGTCGGCCATGTCGGTGATGGCCTGGTCCGCCTTCTGAGCTGCTTTCTCTGTATCTCCGCCCAAGCTCTGGAGCAGGGAGGCCGAGAAACTGGTCACCGTGTCCATATATTCGTTGGCGCTCATGCCAGCCGTCTTGTATGCGTTTGCGGCGTACTCTTGCACCTTGTCCGATGCAGTCTTAAAGAGGGTATCGACGCCACCCACTAATTGTTCATACTCGGCATATTGGTCAATGGACGCTTTGGTCAGCGCCGACAAGCCAGTAGCCGCAGCTGCCAGGGCCGCAGCGCCCACCTTTGCGGCGGTTGCAAGGCCGCCTTTTAGTTTCCCGGCAAGAGATTCTGCCTTGCTGCTCGTTTCCGAAAAGCCTTTATCTACATCACTGTTATCCACGAAAATTTTTACAAAAAGATCGAGCAGGTTCATTCTTTCACCACCAATCCGCACCGTGCGACCACATCCGCCGTGATTTCCTCGCAAGACCGCTCGTCCCGCTTCTCCGGCCTGATGACATCCGCATACCGCGCTCTCATGTAGCTGCCTCCGGCATACCGCGCCGTGTTCTCCGTTGTAATTTTCAGTGCGTCCGTCACATAGATACGATACGCCTCATCCCGCGCCCGCTCATTCAGCCGCGCCGTGCAGTAGCGCAGAAACGGCCTTACTCGTCGGCTTCCCCGGTATTCTCCTGCGCAGAGCCAGAGGAGTTCTCGCTCTGCGCCGAGAGAAAAAATGCGGTAAATGCATCATCGAACAGCAGCTCCACCGTGTCCCGCGTCAGTTTCACAAGGTTCAGCGCGCCCTTGTAAGCGTCCGCACTCACACCATCGATCGAAGCAAGAATGGCAATAATATCGCCCTTGTGGTTTTTAAGCAGCGCAGGGAGCGCTTTCCGCGCCCTCTGCGTCACAAACTGCTTTTCCGTCATGCCCTCCGGCAGCTTTTCACGCCGGAACATGGCAGAAGCTTTCTCGTCCTCCACAATATTGGCGATGGGATCGATGATGTCCGCAATCACATCAAATACGCGGTCGCCCTTGACGTCAGAAAGCTTCATGCCGTTTCCTCCGTGCCCGCCTTGATGTAAATCTCATACGGGACCTTGTCCTGCTCCGCGAGGGAATAGTGCGCCGTAAACTCAAACGCAAACTGACCCTTGGCCTTATCTGCCGTTTTGAGCTGGAAACCGCCCGTAGAAAGAGCGTTCATCAGGTGGATAGCGATAAAGCCGCCGTTTTTCGCCCCGTTCTTGTCGGAGTAGTCGCCTACCAGCCAAATGTCGGTAAAATCGCTGTCCTTGAGGTCCATGCGGGGAACGACCTTCGTCGTGTCGCTGGCATCAATGTCCGCCGCGCCGCAAAGCAACTTTGCCGTTTTTGTATCGGCGTTGATAAACGTGCCGGACATCTTCGCCTCCACCATATCCTGCCGCTTAAACTCCTTCATGTTCTTGGGGCAGTTGTCAATGTCTTCGCCAAAGTCGGTGAAAGTGGGCGCTGCCGTAAAGGTCACGCCGCCGGTGGTCGCGCCGATCTGTCCATCCGCGCCAACCTCGCCGGTAGACGGCGTAAAATCGGTGGTCAAGATACCGGCGTTGATCTGTAATTTCTGGAACGCGTCAATAGGAATTCTCGTAAATTTCATAGTTTCGTCCTTTCATCAGTTTTGCGACAGATATTCCACCGTGATGTTGAGATACCGCCGCTTGATGTTTTTGTTGCTCTCATCCGCGATGTTCTGGCACCACGGAGACCCCCGCTTGAGCCACATCGCCCCGCCGTCATAGGGCACCATGCAGCCGCCCATGCCGATGGAGTCGGCGATCTCCTGTGCCTTTGCATTGGGAACCGCCTCGCTCTCCGTGTAGTACCAGAGGTTTACCGTCAGGCCGATCTCCCCGCTCTCCCACGAGCCCGTAATGAGTTCATAGGTCAGCCACGGGAAGGTCGCGTCTTCCGGCACATTGGAGGTTGGATACGCCGGGAGAAATTGAGAGAACCATGCGTGGAGCGCCTTATCCTTTGTCATTTCGGCAGCTCCCTTCGTTCCGCTGTGAAGAATTTCAGCGCCTTAATGGTCGCTCCCGCAGACCTCGGCGCGGCCTTTTCCTCGGGGTTAGAGGTTACGCGGTAAGTCAGCCCTGTTTCCGCGTCCCGGAAATAATCGTTGTACTCAATTGGCACGTCCTGATTGACCAGCGCGGAATACACCGAGGTAACGCCGTCCTTTTCCGCTTTTCTCGCCTCCATAGAGGTGTCAAGCGACTGGTAGTTGATAAAACCCGCGCCCTCTTCCCATGCAGTGATGTAGCCGCCAGCGCCATCCGGTGTGCGCTTTTTTTCCATCAGAATGCACTTGTGTGCAAAATCGTCAAGCAAACTCACGGTTTCACCCCCTTGAGCTTCCGCCAGTCGTTGAGACGACCTCTAAAAGCGTCTTGCCAGCCCGTCACAGCGTTCGTGTCAGCTTTTCCGCCGCTTGCCTTGGTGTAGCTGTACCCTCCAAAACTCTCGGTCGTGTAGGGGCTTAAAACGGCTTCGCCGTTCTTTTCCTCCCACGCGGCGATATCGTTGGAAAGTGTTACAACCGCCTTCGGCACAGCAAGCGCCCACACCGTCCCGGTAAATGTCTCGTCCGTCAGATCGGCCTCCGGGTATTGGTGCAGCCCATCATTAAACACAGAGCCGCAGATGCGGAAATATTGATTGGTTTGGAGAAAGGGCAGCGCAATGCTGCCATTCTCCACGGTGAACGTTCCCTCATGAATGCCCACAAGGAACCAGTTGTTCAAATGCCGTAAGACTTGCTCAAGCATCACGCCACCCTCTTATTTAGCCCGCGCCGGCCACCGAAACTGTAGCCACAGCAATGCCGTCCAGATACTCAGCCCACAGCTTCATGCCCATGATAGCGTACATGTCGCCGGTGGCGCGGCTGTAATCGCCGTCGACGTGAACGCCGATCAGGTTGGTCTCGCCCTTCACAGTGTAGTTCAGGCCCAGCTTGGCAAAGTCGCTGTCGCTGGGGTCCACATAGTATAGGTCGATGTTCTCCACGGGCAGAGCGATCACCTTCTTGGAGGCGATGTACTTCTCAGGCAGCAGGAACAGGGTGCGGTAGCCCATGAAGTTCTCCACATAGTTGATGCCGAACATCGTCTGCACGGTGATCTCCTTGTCGCCCAGGTAATCGTAAGCGTCGATGATGTTGGCAAAGCCCACAACCTCGGTCACGTCCTTATCCAGACCGGCAAACTTGTCCAGCACCTTGCCCTTGGCCATAGCCAGAGCACGCTGCCACGTCTTCTCGGTCACCTTCAAAGTGCCGGTACCAAGGAAGGTATAGAAGTCGGTCAGGACCTTGTTCTGCAGGGCCACGAGGAAAGCCTCGTCGGTTTTCTCCACGGCAACGTCAGCGCCGTACTTCGCCACGCTCTCGATGGTCACGCTCTTGGCATACTTGGAAATGTCGATGTCGCCGTAGGCAACAGGCTCCACCTTCATCTTGGTGAAGGGGATCTCGTCACCTTCGGCCACAGTGCCGCCCTTGAGACCGCCGTCCACGCTGGCCTTGTAGGAAACCAGCTTCGTGCCTGGAGCCTTGCGGATGGGACGCATGATCCCCATGATGTTCCGCAGCGCGTCCCAGTTGTCAGCAAAGCGGGACACGAAATCCACCTCGCGTGCGGAAGTGGTAAACTGTGCAGAAGTCGTTACGTTAGTTTTCGCAGCCATAAATAGCTCCTTTCAAAAAATCAGTTGTTTTCGCTTGCCATCAGATCGGCAAGCGCTTTCTGGCGCTCCGCTGTAGACATCACATAGCGGCCCTTATCGTCCTTCTTGTAAATGTCCTCACGGGTTTTTGCGCCGCCGGTGTTCGCCGGGGGATTGGCGGGATTTGCGCCGTGCGTCTGCGTGGTGGAGACAAGCCCCTTATAGGTGCCGTCCACAAGTGCATCAAGGGCCTTGGTGTCCTTGATCTTCTCGCCGTCCATCTCCAATGCGGCCATTTCCTCGCCGCAGCCACGCATGGCAAGGTCAAGATTTGCGCCGGTGATGTTTTTGCTCTCAAAGTAAGCACGGACAGCTTTTTCCTTTGCCGCCTTGCTTTCCTTTTTTGTGACGTCGGATTTGTAAGCTTCAAAGGCCGAGTGTTCCTTCTCGTACTTTTCCTTATAGCCGCCGTCACCCGCTGCCTTGAGGTCGTCCAATTCCTTCTGGACGCCTGGCAACTTCTCCGCGTCCGCCTTGTACTTCGTGAGATCGTCCTTGAGGGGATCAACCACGCCCAGATGCAGCGCAACCAAGCGATTCTCGATCTCTTCGGTGCAAGCGTCGCCTAGAATATTTCTGATTTCCGCTCTCGTAAATTTTGCCATGTTATTCGTTCTCCTTTTCTTTGGCCCCAATTCTTCGGGGGCGAACGTTGTATAAAAACCGCTGTACCTCGCGGGTTTTACCTAAAGGAAAAGAGCCAACCAAAATCCTTATCCATTTTTCAGCTCGTTTTCCAGAATGTCTCGATACTGCCCCGCATGGTCGGCGGCAGCGGGCTTCAAAAACGGCTGTGCCTTGTTGCTGTGGGTCATGTGCCAGTTGCCCTTCGCATCCTGATACACCCACGGCGTAGGCCGTCCGCCGCCGCCCTCGGCGTAAATGCCGGTGCCTAATTCCACATACGCGCCGTACTCGGAATCCGTGCCGATGATCGCCGCCGGTTCCTGCTCATCTACCACATGGGTGATGCTGTTCCGCAGATTGCCGGTGTCAACGGGGCACAGCTTTTTCGCATACCCCTCTGCCACAAGCCCGCACTTTTCAAGCCCCCGCAGCAGCGCCGCCTTGATCGCAGCAGAAACCTCTTTACTGTTGTCGTGGATTTCAACGCTCATTTTCAAAACCCTCTTGACTATTTTACGGAAATTGCATATACTACCTATGAGGAGACTTATGTTTCCGTTTTATCGAGGTAATCCTCCGCCCGTTCTGGTGGGGGGTTGCCTCATTTTTTATATCGCCGCACAAAGAGGACAGACCCGTTATGCAGCGCAATTATATCTGCATTAAACGATTTGCTTCTTGTTGCTCTCGCATCCAATACATCAATTAGTTTTTGCTTATCAATCCCATCGGCAACATCAAAAATTACCCCGCCTTGGTTCCCGTGTATCTGCTTTATCGCTTTTCGCAGAGCGCTATCTGCGGCTTTTTCTGTGGAAATCGACTTTATTTCCCATTGCTTCCCTTTCCACAGCATGTCTGGCATTTTCATGCCTGGCGTCTGCGATTCTTTCAGTAGCACAATTTTCCCGCCGAACAGCTCTCTAATTTGATTTGCAACATTTATTTCTTCTTTGTGGTTTTTGAAGCGGTATCCGTTTTCGTATCGCACCTTACCCATGCGGGGCTTGGCGGAATCTATGTATTTCTTCGTAACATCCTTTGCAGATTTTTCGCTCCCCATGTGATATGGGGATAACTGTCTGCCGCTGTATCCCTGCTTCGATGCTTCCCACTGCGCATATGTCATGTCAGATATAAGCCCGTCGCGTGTCCTACGCAGCCCGTCTGATGTATCTACACCATCCACCGCCGCAACCAGCGTACAGCGGCAGTTATATATCTCCCACGGTGGCCCTTGTGGGTCGCCGGGAAATCGACAGCCATTAGAAAACTTCTTGTCCTGCGCCACTTGTTCGCCGTCCAACATGGCGTGAGAGTGGCGTGTACGCGAGTCCAGCGTAGCCAACCATTCTTTTTTAAGCTTTATCCCCATCTTTTCCGCCGCCGCGTAGCTGTCCATGCGTCCGGCGTTCTGCGCGCCAGTCACAGCTGTACGGGCGGTGCGGATGGCGGAATCGCGGCTCATGGTGGTAATCCGCTTTTGCAGGTCATCCGCCATGTGCTTGATGCTTTTGCCCTGCAAGATGGAGCTGGTCACGCTTGCCGTGATTTGCTTCTTGCCATACGCGAGGTCGATACCACGCTTTAAGGCGCGTTTCGGCGGGTAATATGGCATTAAATCCGGCTGCTCTACCATGAGCCGCTTGACCGTCTGCTCGTCCCACAGGTCAAAGCCGACGTTGCCCGCGACCTGCTCGATGGTATAGGCCGAATAGTTGCGGTTAAGGGAGTAGATACCCGGCGTTGCATCGTTGGTATAGGACACCGCCACAGCGTTTGCATCGGTCATGCGGTGCGCCACCTTGTCCCGCATGGCCTGATAGCGTTCCCCGCGCCCGATCTGGTTCAGCCGCCATTGCTTATAGTCGGCCTCCGTCCATTCCTTCCCGTTCTGCACGGTTCCGATCAGTGCCTTCATTTCTTCGTCACGCTTTTTGAATTGCTCAAAGTATGCGTCGATGGTAGCTTGCAGCTCTTTCCCAGCCTCACGGTATAGCTTTGCAATACGATGTTCCAGCTTTGCAAGCTCCTTGTCGGTCAGCTTGTGGCCGAGGTCACTGTTCGCCATCGCCGTTCACCTCCGGCGCATCCGGTTCCGCAAAGCTCCGGTCAATCTCTTCTGCCGCCTTCCGCTTTGCCATGTCCTCGTACTGGTCAATGTCACCGTTGATCGTCAGCAGCTTCTTTGTGATGTATTCGTCATCGTAATACGCCGCGCCCAGAAGGATGTTCTGCGTTTCCTCGCTCTTGTTGATGATCTGATTGCGCGTATAACTCGGCTGGTCCTCAATGCCTGCCAGACGCAGGATTTCCACAATAAACCGCGTGACCTCGGATTCAAACTTGTCTGTTTTCAGATCCAGCGGCACATAGCTGGCCTTGATTGCCGTCGCCGTCTGGTTGCCGGCAGATACTGCCGCAGCGTCAAAGCACTGGAAATCCTCGTACAGCTTTTTCTTGAGCATATCAATGGTGCTACTGGTGCCCTCATAAGGAGCCTCGATGGTCTTGCTCTCCACCTTCGCACCATCATCGCCGTTGGCGTGGGCAACATGGGTGGTTTTCAGCCTCTCAATAAACTTGGCATCGTCCAAATCGTTCATACCATTGCAGTTGGACAGCACCCAATAGATCAAATTGCCCTCATCCACATTGTTAACCATGTTAGAGGACGCAAGGTCGAGCGCGTCGATGGTGTTGCGCTTGCCGGCGATCTCGGAGAGACACCGCTTATTGTTTTTCAGCGGCACGATGGGAAAACTCGGATAGTTCCCGCCGTCGTAAATCTCTGTTTCGCCGACTTCTGCCTTGCGCTCGATCAGCTTATAGCTGCGCTTCGGCTGCATTACTTCCATGCTCTTGTTCTTCGGCTGGAAATACTCGGTAAATCCATCGATCTCGTACAGCGTCGCTCTCAACGGCTTATCCTGCGCCACCTGCCAGAACCGGATACCGGCTTTCATCGCTCCATCTTCCTCATCGTAGAGGGGAACGAACTCAAGCAGGGAGAACACCCGCAAATGCGTTAAATCCCAAAAGCCAAAAGACACGCCCGCGATTTTCGCCTCACGCGCCGCGTCCATAACTTCCTGGTCGAAGTCCGGGCACAGCTTGTTCGGCGTTTCCTTCTCAGCAAAGGTCACGCCGTTACCCAGAAGATACGAAACCTCCTGATCGACGGCCATGCCGAAAAACCGGCTTGCAAGCTTATGGTTTGCCGTCCACATATCCGTGTGGGAACGCCCCTGCATATCATAGATGATCTTCTCATAGCGGTTGATAGTCGGATTCAAGCCGTCATAGTACGCATCCGCATCCACCGCCGTTTTATACGCCGTGCTCTCGCGGTGCTCATTAATCGCGCTGCGGATAAACTCAATGCGCGCCTGCTCGTTTTCACCGACCGCCATGAGGTCGTTATATGTTTTGATAGCCGCTCACCGTCCTATCTGTTCCAAAGTGGTGTATACTCGCGCCGATACGCCTTGTTCTTCAGGATCGTATAAGCAAAATACCGTGTTTCGTCCATTGCGTGGTCGTTTTCCTTGATTGGCTTGTCGTCGGCGGATTTTTCGTCCCACCGATATAGCCCAAACTCGCGGATGCAGTCTTTGCAGCCACGATGCACCTTGATTACGCCGTCCTGCAAAAATCGCGCCGTAGTCATAATGCCGTTGGTTACATCGTTGTTGGCCTTTCGCACCATATAACCGCGCCGCCGCAAGACCTCGATGAACGAGGCTGCAGACGGGTCAACGATAATACTTTTTACATCCGCCTCGCCGATGAGCTTTTTAATTTCGTCAGCGTATTCCTCGTCCGTCTTGTTCTTCTGGTTCTCGCGCCCGGAATAGTAATACTCGCGGATGCGCGTAGCCGTCTTGCCGTCCCAGCGCCACAGCCCTGCGGAAAACGGGTTAAGTGTTCCGTAGTCGCAGGAAACATAGTATTCTCCATTTTCCGGAAGCTCGTCCACAATGCAGCTCTCGCCAAACATGGGATAGATCAGCCCCTCGGCCACCACCCACAGGCCGCGAATGTATCGGTCGTAGAACACGCCGGAAAACATTGCCTGATAGCGTTCCAGCGTCTTTTGAGACAAACCGGGGTTGTCCGTCATTTCAAAGTGCAGATACAGCGCGTTTCGCTCTTTGTTCCTTTGTATCCACTCTGTATAAAACCAGTGCTGTGGGCTCCCCGGGTTGCAGGAAAACCACAGCTTTGCGCCGTCTACTGAACAGCGGGTCAATGCCTGTTCCACAAACGAGCGCGGCATCAGCACCACCTCGTCCAGCAGCACCCCCGCCAGCGTGCGGCCTTGGATCAGCGTATAGCTTGCCTCGTCCTTTCCACCGAACACTTCAAAGTAATTCGTCACGGCTCCGCGCCGCACTTCCATTACCTTGTCGCCGCGCCGCCAGCGGATGATATAGCGCTCCTTTGCCAAGCTCATCGCCGTAAACGGCACGATGATGTTCTTGGTGCAGCTATCCACCGTGCGGCCACACACACCGAAGCGCTGACCGCTGAAATTCTCCATCGCCCAGCGGACGAACGCCCACATCATGATGGAAGTCTTGCCGGAACGCACAGCACCGTCGCAGATCAGTGCATCATACTTGGAATAGGGGAAAGCAAGGATTTTCTGCTGCTTCGGGCTAATCATCGCTCTCCAACCCTTCTGCCATTTCACGCAGGCTCACGCTCAAAGCGTCCTCCTGCGTGTTGTCTGCCAGCAAACCCAGCTCAACAATATCGCGCTGCCCAAGGTACTGTTTCCCCAGCCAAATTGCCATGCTTGCGTTCTTTGCCGCAAGCTGCCACTGACTTCTCCGCAGCGAAATTTTCCCCGCTCCTCGCTTTTGCTTAAATACCTCGGAAAAACTGGCATGATAGGTGCGTTTACACCAACTATCCAATGTTTTATCGGTCACATCAAACCAGCCGCAGATTTCCTCAAGCGTGCACTGCAGGCCGCAGAGGTTCTCGAACTGCTTCTGGTCTATTTCCTTTCTTGGCCTTGCCATACGCGCCCTCCTTTCTCTGCTGGCGTTTAATAAACTTCTCCATGTCCCGCTTTAGGTGCGGGCTGCTTGTTTTTTCGATGATCGCCCGCGCCTCTTCAATCGTCATGCAGAAGTACCGCCTTTTCTCCGGTAAACTTTTCCCATCGATCAATAATGACATCGGCATACTTCGGGTCATACTCCATGCAGAAAGCGTGTCTGCCATTCTGCTCCGCTGCCATGATCGTTGTTCCAGATCCAGCGAACAGGTCGAGAACATTCTCACCCGGCTTACTGGAGCACTGCATCTGGTAATCAAACAGCTTAATCGGCTTCATGGTCGGATGCTCCGCAGACTTGACAGGCTTATCGAAATTCAGCACAGTTGTCTGCCTGCGGTTCTTGAAGAAATAGTGCTTCTTGCCTTCCGTCCATCCGTATAGACAAGGTTCATGCGCTTCCTCTTCAATCTCGCTCTCACCATACAGGCAAGGCTCATGTTTCCACTGGAAATCCTGTCTCCCCATCACAAGGGAGTTTTTCACCCAGATCAGACACTGCCGGACACGCAGCATCGCATCTCTGCACGCGCCTCGGAAGTTATACCCCTCGCTGTCTGCGTGCCAAATGTAAAATGGAGCGCCGGGTTTCATAACCATCGCCGCATTGGAAAACGCGTCCGTCAGGAACCGTCTAAATGCCGTATCCTCCATATTGTCGTTCTTAATCTTCCCGGCGGTGCCCTGATAGTCCACATTGTACGGATGGTCTGTGAGCAGCAAATCCATTTGTGCCCCCCCCACGAGCTTCTGTACATCCGCCAAGGACGTACTATCCCCGCACATAAGGCGATGATCTCCAAGCTGGTACACATCGCCAAGTTTACTCTTCGGCTCTGCCGGTAAAACAGGATCGTAGTTGTCCTCTACAACTGATGTGTCGAGTTCATCACGCAGACCCCAATCAAAGTCAAAAGCCGACAGGTCAAGCCCAGGCAGCTCATCAGCCAGCAGGTCAAAGTCCCAATCGCTCTCGTTGCTCTTGTTATCCACCAGACGCAGGGCGTTCACCTGCTCCGGCGTCAGATCGTCCACGCACACGCACGGCACTTCTTCCATGCCCAGCTTCTTTGCCGCCAGAGCGCGGCAGTGGCCGATTACGATCACGCCGTCACGGTCAATCACAATCGGCTGTACAAAACCGTACTGCTTGATGCTCTCCGCAACGTTGTTGATTTGCCGCTTATCATGCTTTTTTGCGTTGCCGGCATACGGCACAATATCCGCAAGCCGCCGTTTTGTGATTTCCATGCTTTCCTCCTGTTTTGTCACCAGCCCCCACCCCTTGGCCTTACATAGCAGACTTTACCCGCCCCGCAGTCTCTACCATTACCCCACGCATAAGCGCAAGCCTTCGATTTTGAGGGGCATACAACGCCGCCCACATTGGGCGTTTGTCTTTTCACAGGCTCCCGGCTGCGCTGCGTCTTCCTACCAGCCATCAAGAACTTGGCAATTATACCAGCCGCCTAATACTTAGCTTTTTACGCTTCCTCGCCCGCTGGCCGGGATGGTACGGCATTGCAGTCCTGCCCTGCTTTAGCGCTTCAGGGAAAGCCCCTGTCACTCGCTGTGGTCTCCTCACACTACGGGGTACCTATGCCGCATATATGTCCGGTTTCCACGGTTACCCCACTTGTTTATACTCCGTTGGTGACTCCGTTTAGAGTTTGGCGCAGGCGGCTGGAATCGAACCAGCACATACGGGAGTCAAAGTCCCGTGCCTTACCTTTTGGCTACACCCGCATAAAAACAGACACCCGCGAGATATCCCGTGAGTGTCTGCATGCCGGTAACGCTCTTGCGAGGCCGCTTGCGCGGAAGCACCAATTACCGGCTGTGCCTTAACCTATGGAAGAAGGAACGAAAAAGAAAGAGGAGAAAAATAAAATTTCGGGTTGTTGGCTGACTGGTTCCACTCTCCGATGATACTATTTTAGCACATCAAAAACGTGGTTTTAGCTCAACTTTCTATCATTCCGGACTTTTTTGCAATTTCAAACAGGAACCGGTCCTTCCTCCTGCGGAATGTCGCATAGCTCATGCCGTCCGGCATAACCATCTCTGCGGGGTATCGTTTCTGGCTGTCGCAGTTTCGCATGATCGCCCATACCAGCTTACGCCGCACGTTCTCGTTGGCAATATCCCGGCCCACGTTGTCCATGGCGTATTCCACGGCCCGCATTTTCTTCGTCTCCGGCCAGTTCTCTATGGTTGCCAGCCGTTCCGCCTTGCGTTCGGCCATCCTGCTGTTGCCGGGGCTATGCGGCATGCCAGACATGGCATAAGCCGACGACTCCAGCACTTCTTCCCGGGCCGCGTTGTACGCGCGGACCCGGCGGGGATAGCCCCTGACGTAGGCGATACACTCCATGC